TATTAGCTAATAGTTCTGGTGCAAGTGTAGATTTTGATAATGTAGATTTTTTATCTAATGGCTTTAAGTTAAGAGATGCTTCATTTAATAATGGAAGTGGAGACACTATAATTTATATGTGTTTTGCCGAAGAACCTTTAGTGGGAGATAACCCAGCGACTGCTCGTTAATTATGATCGCTTCGCTTTACATAATCAACGAGAATAAAACTAAAAGTTTTAAGCAAGATAAAAATAAGGTATAAGAAACTATGACAAAAGCAAGAGACTTAGCAAACATTATATCTGGTGGATTTACAGCAGATGATATTCCTAATTTAGATACTGCTAAAATTACTACTGGTACTTTTGTTGATGCAAGGATGCCATCTACTGTTTTAAATAGTAATGTTGATTTAACAAATTTATCAGCAACTAATTTAACAAGTGGAACTTTACCAGATGCTAGATTTCCTGCTACACTTCCTGCTGTTAGTGGTGCTAACTTAACTAATCTTCCTGGTGGTGGTAAGGTTTTGCAAGTGCTTACAGCAACAGATAGCACCGTAAGAAGCACAACATCTTCAACATTTACAAATGCATCAACTACTTTATCACTTACTATAACTCCATCATCAACTTCAAGTAAAATTCTAATTAATATTACAACTGGTTGGTATGACGGTAATACTGGTGGAACAGCATATATATCAATTTTCAGAGATAGTACAAATTTAGGAAATTCCTCAACTGGAATGTTAAGTATGGCTTTGCATGGTATGCAAAGTTCTATAGCAATGACACATTTAGATAGTCCATCTTCAACATCAGCATTAACTTATGAACTTAGAATGAGATGTGGTGCAGGAACAAGTAGAATTAATCAACAATCATCAATGGGAAACATTGTGGTCATGGAAATTGGATCATAACATGGATAATAAAATAATAAGAGCAATTCAAAAAATAAATCCAACAGCAGAAGTATCTGTAAGTGGAGATGACATTAATACTATTACTTGGGAAAATGGAACAACACCTATTCCTAAAGCTGACATAGAAGCTAAAATGGTAGAGGTACAAGCAGAGTATGATGCTAAACAATACCAAAGAGATAGAGCAAATGAATATCCATCAATACAAGAACAGTTAGATATGCAATATTGGGATAAAGTTAATGGCACTACTAACTGGGAAGATGCTATTGCTAAAGTTAAATCGGATAATCCTAAATCATAGCAATGAAATTTGTGTTAGCTTATACTATCTGTTCGGCTATCACAGGTATGTGTAACAACACAGCAATATCACCAGTAGAATTTAATTCGTGGACAGACTGTACCAAGTCTGGTGCAATGGCTACCATCAAAGTTACCAATGAAAACATAGAAGCATTTAACGAAAAAAAATTATATGTAACTTATTTCTGTAACGAGGTAGAGAGAGATGATGCCTAAGAGAAGAAAAACCTTGAAACAAGCAGTAGAGGATAACAACTCTATAAGAATATCTTATCATGAAAAGGTTTGTGCAGAAAGAATGAAAACTTTATTCAAAGCGATAGATGAAATGCGTACAGATATAAAAGAATTAAAAAGTGATGTTAATAAAAGTAAGGGTGGCTTCAGAGTATTATTACTCATTGGTGGTGCTATAGCTTCCTTGCTAGGCTACATCAAATATAATGGCTAGAAGAGTAAAAGCTATTACAGGCTTAACTTCAGAATTAAAAGCACAACTTAGACTTGCTGAAGATCCTAATCTTCTAGTGTTCACGCCAGTTGGTGGTCTTGGTCCAGTAGATATTGTTACTTTAAATATGACAACAGGTGAGTATACTGCTTACGATGTTAAGTCTAAAAACTACAGAAAAGTTAATAGCTATACTGCACCCGATGGGTACAAAAGAAATCTCAAAGGATCATTTATATCTAGAGGAGCAACCAAAGAACAAAAGAAATTAGGAGTGAAAATAATATACGAATGAAATTATCACAAAACTTTACGCTTCAAGAACTTACCAAGTCAGACACAGCAATAAGATTAGGTATACCTAACGAACCTAACTCAGATCAGATTCAAAAACTACAAAACCTTTGCGAGACTTTACTTCAACCAGTTAGAGATAAGTTTGGTCCAGTAATTGTAACGTCTGGATTTAGATCTGTAGATCTTTGTGTTAAGATAGGCAGCTCAATCAATAGCCAACACAGTAAAGCTGAAGCGGTAGATTTTGAAGTGCCAGGCACAGATAATGCTGATCTTGCATATTGGATAAAAGATAATATAGATGGGTGGGATCAAATGATCCTTGAATTTTATACCATTGGTGAGCCTTCAAGTGGATGGGTTCATTGTAGTATCGCAGATAAACCTAGAAAACAATTCTTGAGAGCTTTTAAAGAAGATGGTAAGACAAAATATAAACCAATTATAGGAGATATAAGATGTGGTTAAGTGCAATTAAGTTAGCTGTTCAAGCAGGTAGCCATATATATAAGAATAAACAAAAAACTAAAATGCTTATGGCAGATGCACAGATGCATCATGCAGAGAAGATGGCTAGAGGTGAGGAAGCTTACCAAGGTAAATTATTAGAGAGTAGAAATTCAGATTGGAAAGACGAGTTCATTTTAATTTTATTGTCAGTACCTATTGTTATGCTTGGTTTTGCAGTATGGTCAGACAATCCAGAACACATGGAGAAGATGCAGCTATTCTTTGAATACTTTTCTAACCTACCTTTTTGGTATCAGACTATTTTCGTGGGAGTAATAGCGAGTGTCTATGGTCTTAAAGCAACAGATTTAATTAAGAGGAAGTAATGAGCAATCAAGCACCAACAATGTTCGTATCACAATATAGTAAAAAGAAACCTACACTTCTTGCACAGCAAACAGGTAAGAAAAAAAAGAAAAAGAAATATAAGAAGAAGAAGTAATGGCAAAGCAAAAGTTCACACACTTTATACCTAGAGAGAAACCTAAGAAGAGAAAAGGTGTGCATAAAAAATCTCAGAATAAAAATGAAAAGAGACAGAAGAAACAGAATAGATACAAGGGTGGTGGAAGATGATTGATAAATTTATTTATAATTTTTTTTCTGCAATAGATAAGTTCTTCTCATTGCTTGAGACTTACTCTGTTAAATTTACTTCATGGTTATGGCAGCTAAGAGTTAAACTTCTAAAGAAAAAGAGAAAAAGAAAATGATTAAAAATTTTAAAGACATAGTCATACTATTAATAACAAGTGGTGTCTTAATACTTTTGGGTGTTATCATTATAGGTGATTATTGGGTAGCACTAGAAGAGAACAGACCAGTAGATGAATCTGTCATAACCTTAATGAAGATGTCAGTTACAGGATTGATTGGAGTTATTGGTGGTTACATAGGTGGTAGTAAATGAGAGACACTAAAGTTTTAGAATCATTTAAGAAGCATACAGAAAGAAAACTTAAAGAGATGAATATCTTTAAACATCTAAAGAAAGAAGTTAATGTTGGTGCTAATGGTACACAAGATTATGTAATTAAAAAAGGTATCAACAAAGGTAAGGTTGCTAAATGAAACGACAACACAACACAGCTCTGATTGCTTTACTTGGTACAATTCTTTTAGGTTTATCTACTTATGTTTTGATTACTATTGTTGAATTACAAATTCATATTGGTATGCTATCAGAAGAGATTATGAATGTTGATAAACAAATAGGAAGAATATATAATTTTATAGATAGTATAAGAGATAAATAATTATGGCAAAGACACCAGCATGGCAACGTAAAGCAGGAAAGAATCCTAAAGGTGGATTGAATGCTAAAGGTAGAAGAAGTTATAATCGTGCTACTGGTGGCAATCTAAAAGCACCAAGTAAAAAGGTAGGCAACAAAAGAAGAGCTAGCTTCTGTGCGAGGATGAAAGGCATGAAGAAGAAATTGACTTCAGCTAAGACTGCAAGAGATCCTAACAGTAGAATAAATAAATCTCTTAGAGCTTGGAATTGTTAGGCGACCATATTTCAGATCGCCTAAATTATTTTAAATTATGAAGCTGCGTAAACAGTTTTAATTTTTGGAAATGGTTTGTCTGTTTGATCACAGGTAACTTGCATATTCATATCACAATGCCAACCATGTTTACCTTCTGAAGCATCAAAAAGATTAACAGGAAACACATGATTTTTTTCAAACTTAAATAAATGTTTCCAATCTGCTTTACATATCTTTGCTGCTTGAACAGCAACTTTACCTTCATCATCACCTTGAAACCAAGACGATCCACCACCAATAAATATTATTCCTATTATTTTTTTTGTTGGTTTGTTTTTGTTTTTTTTTATTCGCATTTGTTCTCCTATGGTTTTTTTGTTAAATTAAGTGTAGTATATCACATTGAGATTTTAAAAAAATGTAACATGATGTCGCACCTATGAAGAAGAAGGGTTGGAAGAAACCAAAAACTAAATCATTAATCTGTGGTTACTGTAAAGAATGCAACAGACAATTAATGAGTGATGAAGGTGGATGGATTGTCACAGCTAAGAAAGAATATTTTTGTCATGATGGTAAAGATGGCTCTTGCTTTGATAACTATTGTGAGTTAAAACTTAAACAACAACAGGAGAAACAAAATGCCAATGGTCGGAAAGAAAAAGTTTCAGTACACAGCTTCTGGTAAGAAGAAAGCTAAAGCATACGCTAAGAAAAAAGGTATGAAAGTAAAATCAAAAGGTAAATACTAATGAAGAAAGGTTATCACAAAACTAAGTCTGGTAAGATTGCTAAGAAAGGTTTGTACTACAACATTAATAAAAAGAAAAAAGCAGGTACATCAAAATCTAAAAAGAAATCTACGATCTCTGCTAAAGCTTATAAGAATATGTTGATGGGATTTAAAAAGTAATTCTTTTTAATTCCTCAAACTCTTCCCAAATAGAATTTTCTACACCCCAATAATTTTTCTTGTCTTGTTTGTTTCTTAATGAGTGAATGATTGTCGTATGATCTTGATTAAATAATCTAGCCATAGAAGATAAGCTAACATTGTAACCTTCATATAATAAATTATAGATTATACTTCTTGCTCGAACTACATCTCTTGTTCTACCTTTACTGAAGATGTCATGTTTGCTTACAGTATATTTCTCACACACTTTATCTACAAGTTTAGATACGACTTCCAGGTTTGCGTTCTTTGTTTTAAATGTAGTAGCAATCTTAGTTTTGTTATTGCTATCTAAGATTGGTTGTCTTTGCATTAGTTCTGCTGCGTACAGAAATCCTTCTGAGAACCCTACCTCATATAATCTTTCTTCTTGGTTCGTTAAAAGGTAAAATGCTTTCTTAACCTTATAGATAAAGTGATTTTGATTTAAGTTTTTAATGTGTTTGTGATAGTGTGTGCTTACATTTACAGTCATAGATCCCCTACGTTTTCCTTTCTTTTTTTTCAACTATTAAGTTAATAACTATTTAGTTGTCATTAACTGTTCTTTTGTCTGCTCTATTTGCCAAAGCAATTTGTAAGAATCTTGTTGATACTTACTTACTTTGTTCTTTGCTTCTAGATACTTCTGATGCTTTTTCGCTTGAAGATCTTTCAGCTTTTGCAGACGCATTCGGATTTGTTCCATCATGCTCCTTTGTTACTCTTGTAGAATCGAATCTTAAATTATCAATTCTACATTCTACAAACTCTCCATTATTAGATTTGTTTGCAGCCTTCTCTACATCATCAAAGAGTTCGATCATTGTAAAATGACACTCTCCATTGATAATTCTTTTAAATTTTGTCATACTTATTTACTTTTTTCAACTTCTTTTTTAATCAAAAAATCTATATACTGTCTTGCTTTTTTAAGATCTTCGATACCATTTTTTCTTTTATATCTAGAAATATATTTAATTACATTACCCTCGCAAAAATTAAAATTGTTTTCAATAATAAAATCTATTGGTTCAATCTTGTTTGCTATGTAGTGTGCTGGTTCTTTTATATTATCTGCCATATCAATTCCTTTTTTTTAGCAAGGTGGGGAAAACGATAGAAAGGGAAAAAAACCCCACACTGCTGGATACCCTTTAGCCTAAGTTAAAAGGTATATTCGTTATTACCACCATCATTAGCTTTTGCAAAGCTATTATTCGCAGACTTACCTGCTCCACTTGGTGTTAAAATTACTGTCAACTCACCTTCCTTGACATTGCCGTCTTGATCTTTAGACGGAAACGCAGCTTGGTTATACCATTTACCATTAATGTTTACACCAATAGTCCAGTTCTTATCTGGGTGCTTCATATTTTTTGGACCAACATAGACAGGAAGCTTATCTGTTGGTGACTTCCAATCTTTGTTCTTGGTTAGGTTAATGTATATTTTGTCGGATTGATTATCCATGTTTACTCCTTGGTTATATCAACTACTGTTGATTATTGTTTAGTTTGACTTCATGCTCACGAGTGATGTCTCTAATCTGTTCGTATGCTTTGAAGTTATTGTTTTTAAGATGACCAACAACTGATCTAACCTGGCTCTTAACTGCTGATAATTGTTTAACAGTTTTAGTTTCAGTTATTCTGTTGATGATCTCTTCTACATCCACTTCATCATCCATGTATGTAGGTTCTGAGGATTGCTCCACAGAATTTTGTTCGAATGGTTTAGCATTGTAACCATCTTCTAAATCCATTCCTGTCTTTAAATTTAGTGCATTCAAGAACGCATATTTTTTACTGTATGACATTGCTTGACCTGTTCCGTACTTATCTAATCCACCCATGGCAGTACATCCGTCAATCACAATAAAACTTTTTGGATCATCGATGTCAGTTATTCTCATGGTGCAAGTTACAATTACATATCTATCTGTAACATCTGTTGTGTAATTGCAGGTTGGATATAAATTATTTTTTAATAAAGCATCCATTGCCACTCTTTGCACATCATCATGTAACAAAGGATTGAAAGGCATACCCTTAACCTTGTTTGCTTTTTGCACAGACTTTGCGTGATTACACGCATTGTGTAACTTCTTATGTATGTTACTCATGTTGTTTGTTCCCATTCTATATACGTTATTTTCACTACTCATATTTTTATACCCCATAGTTTATTGATTAATTGTACTTGTTCATCTGCTAAATCTTTATAATAAAAGAAATGATTTAAGTCTGGTGGCTCTATCATTAAAGCTAACTTCTTAATATCACCCTCACAAAACATAATCATTCTTTCCCATAATAAAATTTTTTCTATCATGATGTTGTAAAGATGTTGCAAATGATCTGCCTTCATTAACTCATGGCTTTGATCAAAGATGACATAATCTTTATCATTAACATATACCAAGTAAGGTATCTTCTTTGTTGCCATGTAGTAGAACGAAGTCTGTGTAAGGTTTTCAATCGTTGGCTCAGTAGGTAGATCTTGAGAGATCATGTTCCATTCTTCTTTGCCTTTAACCTTTCTTAAATTAGGTGGTTTAGTTTTTAATTCTATAAATTTTGTTTTAGTTTCATAATCAATACGACCAATGACAGGCTTGATCATGTCAAATTCTTTTAGTTCAACATATCTTTCGCAAACTAATTTATCTTTACCAATAATTTCTTGCACAACTTTCTTTGTGATTGGAATACAATCTTCTGCAAACTTAATCATCGCTTCTCTGCCAAACTTATCTTTAGCATCTACCGGTGGGTTCGCATTTATAATTTCTTTTTCTTTATCGAAACAAGTTTTATAATCTCTATCCCATTCTGTTTCTTTAATTGTTTTTGTTTTATAAATTACATCTGCAATTAATTTCTGAACTACATTGTTTACTAGGTTGCCAAAGTTTGCTTTGTATCTAAATGGAAACTTCCTTCTAACTTCTTGAGGGAAAGTATAACCTAATAAATTTTTTGCAAAGGGTGTACTTGTAGATGAATAAGACCAATGATCTAATCCTTCACCACCATTAAATATTGAGAAAGCTTTTTCTATTTTTTTGTTTTCCATTTTTTTCCAATCTGTTTTTTTGATAACGATTACAATGATTTTAATATGTTGTCAACGGAAGATTTTATTTATATAACGGAAAGAAAATGACTAAAAAAAAACTACCATACAAAAAGGT